TTCGGCTGAGGGTGAAAATTTTGTGCCTTTGAAAAACCATTTGAAGCGTGCCTATGGAGCATCTGGAGAAAAAGTGAAGATTCGTCTGATCTCTATTCTTCCGGCTGGTATCAATACGGCGTTCAAGATGTGGTATGGTCCCATTTGCGCCTTGATTGTTTCAAATCCGATTGCTTTTGACACAGTGTGTGGTATCAATATCGTCGGTCCCGAGGCCGAACGGGTCTTGTACCACGTTGTGGCTGGTACTTGGAATGAAGAACTTGGCTGTTACATGGTGTTTGATGCCGATGTTCATTCTTGGGATAAACTTATGCCCAGATGTGCGATTGTTGCCGTTCTTGAAATCTTGGCGGAAGCCACAATGAGCTTTCTCTGGCGTGAATGGATGAAGATTCCTGAAAACGATGAGAAGGCAAGAAAATCTTTTGCTGCTACTGCCGCTTGGGCAGCTAAGGCACTGATTTATGTTTATGGCATTCTTTTCAGGAACGATGGTTCGGTCCATTCTGGATGGTGGTTGACCTTGATGGTGAACAACATGATCAACCAGTTGTTGCACCGCTATTCCTTTTACATGTGGGTAGAGGAAAAAGGTATCCCCATCCAAGAAGTGTCTCCGTTTGATAACTTCGTTTCAATGATGGTCCTTGGTGATGATTCTTGGACTGGAGTGCGAAGTACACTTCTTCCAGTATGTGAGAAGTATGGTTGCGAACCGTACAGCATGCTGGATTATGCTGGCAATATGGGAAAATGTGGTCTGTTTGTGACCCTTGCCAACAAGCTTCCGAAGCTTGTTGCTTATCAACCACCCAAGGATTGGGTTTTGTTGAAGAGGAAGTTCCGTTACAAGAAAGTTTTGCTTGACGGAGTTACGGAAGAAATCGTTGTAGCTCGTTTGGAGCTCACATCTATTGTTAGGCCTCTGATGGTTATGGATAACAATTTGCCAATTCCAAAATTTGAATATTATGCGGGCACAGTTGACCAGGTTCTTAAAGAAATGGTACTGTATAAATTTGCTCGTTTCCAGCTTGCTCATACGTTGATGCGAACGTGGGACAAGCCTGGTTGGAATAGCCAAGATGAAGATGACCCCGATTTTCATCGTTATCGTGAATGGGGAACTGCTCAAAAGGAGTATGTAGTAACCAGGGATTGGTTACTAGAAGCTTATGAGGCAGGAGGGTTTGAGAGAATCCTCCATTTACGTCGTTCCCATCCCAAAGACTACAAGCGGTTGTCTTTGTTGTTGATGGACGACGATAGGTTGAATCCAAACCTGACGGGTCCCCTGGACTGTTGACTCGATTCCTTGTGAAGTTGATCCTTGCAGTAGGTTTCGCTTGCCCTGTAAATGCATCTTCACATTGTAATAAAGCAACCCATAGATCCGCGCATGATTGAACAGCAGTGCGTTTCTTATTCCTTGTTTACAGAACTTGAAAATATATCATCCGTCGCAGATGTCACGACCCATCAGACATTTGCATTCGACGACTCCGAGCAGCAATTTGTTGCGACGGTGAAAGGTCAAAATGATCGTACTTACGATTTCGGTTCCACCTCAGATGTGGAC